GGCGAACAGAATAGTTTTGATATAGAATCTGTACCTAAACTAATTTCAAAACCATTGAAAGAAAAAATTAAGTATGAAGCAATGGAACTTAACTTTTTAAAGAAAACTTCCAGAGCAAAACTACCCCTTTGATAATGATGCCCTTTGATGCATATAAATGCTATTTGTCTTTGAAGAATCATTTCACCAAAGATAAATATGATTATCACAAGTATTGTGGTAAAACTCGTGCAACAGTTCAGTCTTTTTATAAACGTAAAGATCGTTTCTGGTTTGAAAAATTAGCAAGAAATAAAAGCGATCAGGAAGTCGTTGATTTCTTTTTATCAAATTTTGTTTCCTGTACCGATCCTGGGAAACTATGGATCGGTGAAATGATTCGTGAAGGGGAAGGTAGATATACATCATGGAAAAAGCGAACACAATCTCTTTCGTATGTTTTTAAAGAAGAAATGTCATCTATTCTCACGAATAGTGATCTAAATTCATTATTCGTGGGAAAAAATACACATCCACAGATATTAAAAATGTATCTAAGTGGGGACATATCACTTGAAACTCTTGTGATATGTGATAAAATACTAGAGTATCGAAGCGATTTCGATTCAAAACTCACAGACCCGGTGTGGGAATCCGTAAGTCTTAAAATAAGGAAGTATTCTTCCTTCCTAAATATCAACACAACTCATTATAAAACTATTTTAAAGGAGATTGTAGTCCATGGCACTTGAGAACACTGAAGTTATTGACAACCTCACTAAGCAGAAAGAGGATATTGAAACTAAATTTGAGCAATTTGCTAGTCAGAAGCAAATGCTTGAGCAAGAATGCGAGCGTCTTCGTATTATGCACGGTAAAATTAGCGGAGCACTTGAAGTTCTGACACAGATCGAAGAAAGCAAGAACCCCGCAGCATCAGAAGCAGCGACTGAGGAAGCTGTCGCAGAAGAAGCACTTGCTGAAGATTCTGCAGAAGAAGCACCTCTCTCTGAATTGGAATCTCCTGATGAACCTAGCAATGATCCTGGTGAAGGGGTCAGCAGTCGTTTCGCTGAAGTAGCATCCTGATATTTTAAGGAGTAGTACATGAGTTTTTTTGATTCAGAAGTTGTTCGAGAAGAAATGCATCGCATAAGTCAACTTCAAGAAGAAATATACAATGATATATTTGGATTTTCTTCTATGTCTAGAGGGGACAAAATGCGACATGTAGATAAACTTGAAGAACTTCTAGAGAAACAAAGAATACTCTATACTCGTTTAAGTTTATCTGATGACAAGCAAGCATCTATTATGAAAGAAAAGATCATTGAGTCGGCATCCATGATCGGTATGCCGACTGATATGGATATGAGTATGGTCTTTTCTAACATGGCAGAAATGCTTAAGAAAATACGACAAAAAATTGACGAAACAGGTTCTGACCTGTAAACTACCTTTGTTAACACAAGCCAAATCCAACCAATCCAAACAAATCCTATGTCTTTCGCAAATCTTAAAAAGCAATCCGGTCTCGGTTCCTTGACCCAAAAACTTGTCAAGGAAGTGGAGAAAATGAATACCTCTGGTAATGGTGCTGATGAGCGCCTTTGGAAACCAGAAGTTGATAAAGCAGGAAACGGTTATGCCGTTATCCGTTTTCTTCCTCCCCCGGATGGGGAAGATCTGCCCTGGGCAAAGATGTATGCTCATGCATTCCAAGGTCTTGGCGGTTGGTACATCGAGAATTCATTGACCACCATCGGTCAGAAAGATCCTCTTGGTGAATACAACCGGGAACTCTGGAATAGCGGCAGTGAATCTGATAAAGATACTGTTCGCAAGCAGAAACGCAAACTGTCCTACTACAGTAACATCTATGTTGTTCAGGACAAAGCAAATCCTGGAAACGAAGGACGAGTATTCCTCTATAAGTATGGAAAGAAGATCTTCGACAAAGTCATGGAAGCAATGCAACCTGAGTTTGAAGATGAAACTCCAATCAATCCTTTTGACTTCTGGGAAGGCGCAAACTTCAAACTGAAGATCGTCAAGAAAGATGGTTATTGGAATTATGATAAGTCTGAGTTTGGTTCCCCAGAACCTTTGCTTGATGACGATGATGCTATGGAAGCAATTTGGAATCAAGAGTATTCTTTGGAAGAGATTACTGCTCCTGATAAGTTCAAAACTTATGAGCAGTTGCAGGCTCGTTTGAATCTTGTTCTTGCTAAGAAGCAAGTTGATCGCCCTGCTGTTTATGATGAGGAGTTGAATGACGAAAGCGAGGGTCGTGGTTCTTTCAAACCAAATTTTGAAAAACCTGTGATTCCTGAGAATGATTTCAATGCACCTGACATCACACCACAATCGACACCTAGTCCTGATGGAGATGAAGATGATGCATTGAGTTACTTCCAGAAACTCGCTGATGCC